GAACTTGACAAGACCTGCCGCATCAATCCAGCCTACGAACGACTTTCTCGTGAGAGTGGAGTCCCTCTTGTCGCAACCTGCGACGTCCACTATCCTCGCCCCGAGGATGGAGAGATGCAGGCCATCCTACACGCAGTACATCGAGGCAATCAATCGATCGATGATGCGATGAGATCGTGGAATTATAATGTACCAATGACCTTGCCAGAGTCCGACAAGGCTCTGGGCGAGCGCCTAATGAAGACAGGCCTGTCGCGGAACGCCGCCTGGGAAGCGATCCTTAACACGGAGTGGATAGCTAGTCAGTGTAACGTAACTCTGCCGAAAGCCGAACGCCTAATCTACCCGATTGACGAGAGCGACTTGAAGCCATGGACGTAAATAGTGAAGACCTTCTTTGGCAATGGATCCGGTTTGGCTGGCGGTACCGCAAAATAAGTCGGTTCCCACAAGCCGAGCAGGACTGGCACGTCGCGCGGATAAAGCGCGAGATGGCTATGATCCTCGGCAAAGGACTCGCGGATTTCTTTTTGTTTACGAGTGACGCTATCCGGTTCGCTAAGGACAATGGTATCCCAATCGGGCCGGGCCGAGGCAGTACTGCCGCGAGCGACGTAGCCTATATGCTCCGCATCACCGAAGTGAACCCCTACCGTTATCCCGGCATGATCTTTGAACGGTTCCTGGATGAGACACGACACGATCCCCCGGACATCGACATAGATTGCTCCGATGACAGACGACACGAAGTCTATGAGTACCTGGCACGGAAATATGGAGCGGACTGCGTAGGGCATATAGCGAACTTCGTGAGATACCGCGGCAAGAATTCCCTCCAGGACGTTACGAACGTCTACAACATCCCCATCTACGCACGGGAGGGAGTAGCAAATCTCCTGATAGAGCGCAGCGGCGGCGACTCCCGTTTCGACGCAACACTTGAGGATACATTCGAACTATTTCCAGAAGCCAAGAAGATACTGGACGAGTACCCTGACATCGGGAAAGCCTGCCGACTTGAAGGGGATGTCCGCGGCATGTCTGTTCACGCGGCAGGCATCGTTGTGGCGAACCGCCCCCTAACCGATATATGTGCTGTCTATGAGAAGGACGGCGCGCGGGTTATGTCGATCGACAAGTACGACATCGAGTACGCTGACGCTCTGAAGCTAGACTTCCTGGGCCTTACGACGATGGGAATGATCGCGCGATGTCTCGACCTGGCCGGCCTTACCCTGGAGGATCTCTATGCGATTCCCGACACTGACCATAGAACAATCGAGGTTTTCCGTACAGGGGACGTTGTTGGAGTATTTCAGTTTGAGGGTCGAGCTACACGGCTCGTCAACCGAGACGTACGTCCAGATCACTTCATGCACATCGCGGACATCAATGCGCTATCGCGTCCTGGACCGCTGTTTTCCGGACAGACTGCTGCGTACGTGGATGTACGGCACGGAAGGAAGAAAGCTGAGAGCCTTCATCCGCTCATTGATAAGATCACGGAACACACCTACGGACAGATGATCTATCAGGAACATATCCTTAGCTGCCTAAAGGATGTCGGCGGACTCGAATGGACTAACGTTCATCACATCCGCCGCATCATCGCCAAGAAAGCAGGTCAGGCTGCCTTTCAACAGAACTTCGAGATCTTCGCGGAAGGAGCACACAGACTCCACGGTATCGAAGCGGAACTGGCCGAGAAGATCTGGCGCCGTCTCGTCACGGCCGGAACCTATGCCTTCAACATCGCCCACGCCGTCTCCTACTCGCTGCTAGCTTTTTGGACAGCATGGCTGAAGGTAAATTACCCCACAGAATTCTACGCCGCCTCCCTCCAGAAAGCAACATCCGCCGATTCCCAGTTCCGCCTTATGCGGGACGCCCTAGCCCACTCGATCGACGTTAAACCGCCATCCCTCACCCACTCCCGCGCCACCTGGCGTCCTGTACCGGGAACCGGCCTAGTCGCCGGATGGCAGCAGATTCCGAAGATAGGGCAGAAGACAGCCGAGCGTATCGAGGAACTGGCAGGAGACTACGGCTTTGACGACTGGGTCGAGCTAAAAGCGATTCCCGGCATAGGTGATAAGACCGTGGCGCGGATGGAAGAATGGACACTCGCCAAAGACCCATTCGGCCTGTACCGTACTGAGAAGCGGCTAGCAGCAGTCAAGCGATTCCTGAAAGGACCGGGCAAAGGCACCGCGCCCCTTCCGACGCACGACGGGCAATCACTCGCCGTAATGAAGGTGACGCCCCGCGCTCCCGGCAGTAAGTGGATTCCAGGCCCCCGCGTCATCTATATGGGGATGGTAGGCAAAGTCGAGTACAAGGACATTGTTGAAGACGAGAGATCCCGCACCGGCAAGGAAGTCGAGGAAATCCTGAAAGAGCTGAAGCGCCCGGACCTAGTAAAACGAGCCACACTTCACTGTTACGATCCTAGTGATGAAGAAGTCTACGCACGAGTCAATAGGTGGAAGTTCCCCCGCCTTCAGAAGCAGCTCGCGATGATACGCCCGAACCGCGACGTTGTGGTTATACTAGGCAATCGCACGGCTGGATTCGGTACACCCATAACGATCGAAAGGATGTGGATCTTTGACCCCGATAGCTGAAGAGGAAGAGGAAGGGCTCATAGTAGTCCGGAATGCGGACCACATGAATGTTGACTTCTTCCGGAAGCATATGGAGGCTAGGCACCACGCCTCCATCCTTCGCTTCAAGTACATCGACTGGGACAGTAGCGAGTACCTAGAGAAGTGCTGGCGAGCCTATCACCGCCAGCTCCACGCACTAAGACTCCAGGGCGACCTCGACCACTACCATGGACGCTAATCTCCAGATCCCCCGCCCGCGACCCCGCCTAGACGACCGGGACTACATACCCCCTGCACGGCCCGGAGCCGAACGCTCCGGGGTTTTTAGCGGACGGTCGCCTAGGGATAGCTAAGCGCTACGCTAGGCCGTCTCCGTAGCTCTCCGGGCCGTGCAGGCGGTATCACTAACCGGGGTATCCGACCGGCGTAGGAACAAGCGGATCGTATGGTTCCTGTCGCTTGATCATCGCGTCATAGACCGGCTCCGGTTGTGCGAACGGCTTCTGCCAGACACCGCGGAATGGCGCCCGGTAGAAGCACGGCCAGTTGTACGGCTTGACGGATGTGTAAGCCGAGATGTACACCGAGCCCGGACTCATCCCGTCTCGCACAGAATTCTCGAACGCCACCTCAACCGGATCTTCTTTGAACGGCCGAGCGACGTACACGATGTCGTACTCGTTCCACGGTGGACTCTCCTTGCGGAAGTCCATATGCCGCGCGTCAACGTTAAGGCGGGCTGCCTTCTCTAGGTAGTCGTGCGAGATATCGTACCCTACCGCATCAAGCCCGTAGTACACCGAGGCGAGGTACAGCTTGGTGCCTATGCCGCACCCTGCCTCGATAAACTTGAGATCGCCGATCCCGGCTAGACAAGACTTGGCGACGATGAGCATGCGCTCGAACTCCGCCAGCTCTAGCGGTGACCATCGCCACATCTCTGGATCGGGGTCAGTGGTCTCCCGCTCTAGGTAGAGCTGGTCTAGCTCCATCTTCCAGAGATCTTGTTTCGAGAGCATCGCCCCTCCTAATGCTTGAGTGCTTCTGTGTGATCCGAAAGTTTCCTGTGTGGTACCAAAGCGAAGCATACCGGACATACGGCCACAAAAAGTGTACCATCCACCCGGAGCAGCTCGACTAGGAACTCGCCAACATCATCATGCGAGTCGATGAGTAGCCTGACCGGTACATCTATTGTAGGCATATCCTCACGCCCAGCTAATCATTACAGTCACCGAGGCTCCTGGGTCTATTGAGATGATCGTGGCGCGGAAGAACTGAAGGACATGCTGACCTTCACTCCGAATGCCTGGGCCGGTAATCTCTCCGAATGGGAACCAGTGAGCGCTGTCCATTGAACCTTCAACCTTCACTTCGAAGGCGACACCAGGTGGATCTGTGAATGTCTGAAAAGACTGTGTCCTCGCTATCGCCTTTGCGTCTGCGACACCTATGGTGTCCACTTCTGATGCTTCCTTGAGCAGGTACTCGGCCCTCATCGCTGACGGCGTTGCCGGCATTTCCCCTCCTAAGTTACGGGAGCGCTCCAAGTCGCGTTCCACGTCTGCGACCCGACTAGGCCGTCCACGTCCAGGCCCTTCTCTTCCTGGAACTGACGGCAGACGTTCTCGGACTGTGGTCCGAATTCGCCATCGACATCAATTGTCCATCCGCGCCCGGACATCTGGGCCTGCCAGACCTGGACGTCGCCGCAGGTCCGGTTGTGGCTCTGGCCGAAGTAATCGACGTGGAGCGGTGGTGCCTTCTCGCCGGTCGTCGGCGGTGGCGCGGTGCCTCCGCCTCCACCGCCACCGCCGAACATGTCCACGGCCATCGAGAGCACGTAGTCCATCGGGAATCCGTTGCCGCAGTCGGAGTGGTTCCCTCCCCACGAGCCGAGATCGCAGTGCTGACAGACTCCGCGCCCGGACCCCTGCGCCTGCGACGCGGACAGCTTCGTGATCGGGATACCGAACTTGCCGGACTCTTCCGCGATCCACCGAGCGGTGTTGTTGAGCATGTTCGCGTGCGAGTTCCGCCAGGTCGATTCCGACCACGACGCGAACGCGCACATCTCGGCCGCGACGGCGACTGGATTGGCGTTGCCCTGTGTCCACGCCTTGTTTCCACGCGTGACGTACTCACCGATCTTGCCTAGCTTGTCGTCGATGCCGACGTGCGATGAAACCCCGGCGCTGCTGCTGGCAAAGAAGTTGCCTAGCGACTCGATTGTCGTGGCGCCCTCGGCCGTGTGGAGAACGATGAGGCGTACTGATGCCCCTCCGCGCGACGAGTAGTTAGGCGAAGGCATCCACACTCGTGTGAGTCCCATCATTCCTCTCCGTTCTGCTTGTCGTCAAGCGCGGTCCTGCTTGAAACCGTGACGCGCTTGTCGTGGCCAGGGTACGCCCACTTCTCGTCCTGGTCGTTTGGAAGTGGTTCCTCGCACGGCTCGATCTGCTCGCGATCATTGTCGTCGAGAGCATCCTTGAGAGGCTTCTGCTTGCCCATCTTGAACTTCCGCCCTTCCTTCTTGTCCTTCTTGTCCTTGTCTTTGCTCATTAGTTTGCCACCCTATCGAACGTAGCGCCGTAACATGACATCGTTGGTGCTCCGGATGTACTCAGCCACTTGCCCTGCAGGAACATCGTCGTTGCTGCGTTTGTGGCAACGCCTCCAGCATTCAGCTGTCTTGAAAAAGCCTGGGTCGCGGTTGATGGCGCCGGATTAGGAACCGAATGACTGCATGAGAAGTCACCATAGAAGGAAGCCTGTCCGTTTGCTGACACAATTAGCTCACACGAGTAGTGCCAGTCAAAGTTAGACCCTGCCGAGATGCCGCCTGTGTTCTGGATTTCAGCCCAGGACTGACCGAAGGCAGCTACCTCAAGAGCGAACGACCTTGGCGTTCCAGACGCCTGTACTCCGTGACCGCCTGCCCGGAGCCGGTAGGAACACGGGCCGAGTGCCGAGTCATTTGCCGGAATTGCGAATGAGGCGTGCATAGGAGCATAGCCGCCGCCCGTTATCGTGTTGCCAGTTTGTAGTACCTGGTTCTTCGGACCGATGTTCCGCCAGGCCGAACCGTCCCAGCGCTGTAGGTACCCGGTGTCATACTCCAGTCCGAGGCGCGGATGCGCAGGAGCTGGCCGAGCAGTCGATAGCATAGCCACCACCGAGTGCCCGGAGAACTGACGACGGTCAACTAGAGAATCGATTACAGACCCATTCCCCGTCGAACGCGCTCTCCACTGACATACCGGAATGTCATACAGGCCGGTAGGCGTTTGCTGGATAGGAGGCACTGCCGGATTCGAAGCTGCTGTACCAGTGATGATGTACGGCGCTACGGTCCCTACAGAAGTTGGGAAGGTTCTGTCAAGACGTATCACAAGAACGTCATACCTATCGTACTGGGGATCTGCGCCAGCAATGGCTGTCTTGACAGACGCATCACACCACCACAACTGCCCCTTGATGATGACAGATCCAGCTGTAATGTTAATGTTTCGTGCAGGAGATGCATCAAGGGTCGGCACCATACTATTGTTACCGTCAATGCCGTCCCACACGCCCATAGTCGTGAACAGCTTCTCCCAGTCAGCCGTCGTCTTGATCTGGTTGAAGCTATTCGGCTTAGCATCATACGTAGCCATGGTTACCTTCCCTGCGTTGCTAGCTTCTTCTCAATAGCCTTAATGCGGGCTGAAAGCTGCCCTACTACTGTCTTGTCAGCAGTAATCGCATTATTTGAAACTCCAATTGTCGGAACCACATTAACAACCGGGGCCTGCTTAGGATCAATCGTTAGCGTAGCGCCCGATATGATATCCTGATAGGTAACTCCTGGGCGTACTTCGACTGTAACCTTATCACCTATGAAGTAATCATGACCAAACACTAGGTATGGCGAGTCAGTTGTGGTAGTAGCCAGACTCGGACCCGCCGTACCATCGAACAAGGCATTCTGCGCAGCAGTACTGAGGTTTGCCGGAAGCGATTCTGACGTATCACCGACATAATGTTCGACCTTAGTCCATGGAGTGCTAGTCACCGACGCGGATATGAATGAATGCCCGTTAGGATCGGGAGTTACACCATCCGGCTTCATCATTTGATTTGCGCCTTGAACAAGAGCGTCGGTACACGTCGGGTCAGTCATAGATAGCGATACGGAAGTCAGGTTCCCTAGCGCTTCCGAGAACATCACTGTAGCAGTCTTATCAGGCACCAGATAGACGTCAAACAGAAGACGGCTTCCATTCTGCTTAATTTGTATGCCCATGCCTACGCCCGCCGCCCCGTATGCCTGAGCTATAAGCGCGCGGATGACATCCATCAGATTCAACGACTGCCCGGAAGTGAAATTGACAGAGTAGTTTACAGCAGGACCGCGCCCCTGATCAACAGCTATATCGAGCAATGGATGCTTCCGCGTCGCAAGAGCATTAGGCCCTACGTTGTTCTTGACGTAATACTTGATCGCTGTTTCGAGCGGCCCGCTAATCACCACGGCCTGGTTACCAGGCTTCTGTGCCGACCAGGCGACAGTAGGGTCTGGATAACATATCTTGTTCGCAATAATAGCTAGGTAATCCGCGCCATTCAAAGTTATAAACTGGCCGGCTCCGCCACCGCTGCTAGAACCAGAACCTCCGGTAGAACCGGGCAGCGAATCCGAGTAAGTAGGAGTCTCACACTTACCGCCAAAAGTAAAGAGCCCGCGCCAGTTCACACGGACGATGAAATCCCCAGACATCATCGTCGCCCATACGGCGTCCGAGTACGGAAGCTGGATCGAGTATGATCCAACAGCATTGTATAGCAACGTCGCTTCAATAGTAGAGAACTGATACATGCCCATGCTAGCAAGGTTGTTAGGATTTAGCAACTCAACCATTGCCGTGTACTCCGGCAAGGCCGGAAATTCGACCGGGGAAATAGGAAGTGTAGTCATGCTCGGGCCCACTTGTTGTAGTAACTTATCTGAACGGATGTAGCCGGAGTTGCGTCAGGTATGCTAACCTCTACCTGATTGTCTCCCGATACTAGCGGAAACAAGTCATGCGGACCACTAAAGACTAGGTTGCCCCACCAGTTAACCTTAGTTGTTAGATTCAGCACACCTTGCTTTCCCGGAGCCGTCGTTACCTGTACCTGCTGCCCGGCCGGGATCGCCGTGTTAAGTCCCCATGACCGGTCAGTTGTAATGTTTGACATGGTCGGCGTGCCCGGCCCAGTAATGATCCAAGTCGGGTATGAAGGCATATCGCCGTTTATGGTTATTGGCTGAGTATCGCCAATAGTGTAGATTGTGTCTAGCGATACCGGGAGCAGAGGGAGGATTCCGGCGGAGACTCCCAAGGAAAGACTGAAGGTGTAGAACGATACAACGATATCGCTCCAGAATGGATCAGGAGTGGAAAGCGACAATGAGAAGATCGAGTAGTCATTCTTCCCGACTTCAGGAGTGTTAAGGCCTGATGTCGTGTACACCGATATCTGCCGCTTATTGCCATCAGGGCGCTTGATGAACAAAGTACCTGGCTTCGGAACACCGTTGCGGCGATTGTAGAACGCTCGTACCACCCTATCAAGCAAGTTAAGATAGTCCGTCGTGCTACCTCCGTCGGGACGCCCCACTAGGATAGCGATTCCTATTGTGCCAGTCTGCGGAATATAAATGTTCGGGATCGCCGTGCCGTCAAGAAGCGGAATGGTCTGCATCATGACCTGAATGCCCTCGATACCGGCGATAGCCGAACATGTGTAACCGTTCGGCATCATGGGATCAGATAGGTACCATACATGATTAACATTTACGGGGTCAGTAGGAAGAAACTCATAATTATAATCAGGATCATAATACTCGATCTCATACTGCTGAATAGGGTGCATCATCACGATCGCCTCCCTTGCCTCTGTAGATTGCCGGACGTTAGCGACATCGCTTGGAACGCCGTACGTACGTGAGACTCAATGGCCTCGCCGGTTAGGCCGTCGAAGTGCGCATGATATTCCGTACCACCCGTCTGCATGTGGTCAAACTCATCATGAGACAGCACGCGCTCTCGCTTCCCGGTAAGATTGTAGGCGAGCGTTACGCCGGGAGGTAGCCAGCCGCCCGTATCGTACGCATGTCCAGAACCCAATTGCCCCTTATCCGAGCCGATACCCTTGCCATGTACGGCGTAATTGATAGAAGAAGCAATGTTAGCGAGCGGGTCATAGATATTCCAGGAAGTACCCGGAACGTGCCATCTGGTGAACGTAGCACCAATTGTCTGCATAAGTCCGCGCGACGGGTCGCCACGCCTAGCATTCGAGTCGGTAAGGTTGATCGCGTTCGGGTCGCCGCCCGATTCCGTCTGCATCTGATACAAGACAGCTCCGGAAAGGGACTGTGGAAGTTTTAGCATCGTCAAGGCTTTAGAGACATCCCCGGCCCACCGCGTCACGCCACCTCCAGAGGCTTGAATATTACGCCAGGCGCGAGTTATATTCTCCGGAATTGCCTTACCGCCCCTTAGTGGCGCACCGCCTACTCCGCCAATAATACTCTGGAATAGCTTCTGTGCAGCAGGGTTCAGTTTCGTCGGGTCGAGCCCCTTCGACACGAACGAGAGGATAGCCTTTGGCCAGTCACCAAATACCTTGGCGACGAACGAGCCAAGATGCCCGGCCGTATCAATCATGCCGTGGATGAGGCCCTCGACAATCTGCTTGCCGATCGGCTTCATCTTCTTTGACGGCGAAGTGATATGGAATCCCTTATCGCTAGTGAGGTAGTTGATGATAGGATCGACGATGGTAGTTTTGCCCCATGTATCGATCCCGATCATTTCCTCTTCGATGCCCTGCTTGATACCATCGACGATACCCCATCCAACCGGAACAAGCTTAGTCGCGGCCGCAGTCGCCCCAGCCGTAGTTCCCGCGTTCGCCATCCCGAAACCGTAGACATCACTAACCAAGAACGTCATGATCGGCGCAGTAACATTCGTAGCGATCCACGGCCCAATACCGCCAGCAGCAATCTGCATTCCCTGCATGATACCACCGATAATGTCCTTGCCGGTTGGGATAGTTTTCGTTGCTGGCGAATGAGCACCGACTCCGTTATTGATGTGAAGGATAAGCTGATCAGCCACTTCCTTGCTAATTACGGGACCACTATTCTTTGCCTGAGTCCCCATGCCAGTAGTAACACCCTTAATGATGTTAGCACCTGCTTGGCTCAGTTGCTTTGCTTGCGCAGGAGTTGCGCCGGTGAATAGCTCTGCCAATTGCGTTTGCGACGCAATAGTATCAACTCTAGTTCCGGAATGGATTTGTTTTGCATTAGGATTAACTCCAGGAGGTATCACATTCGATGCGTCTACAAAATCCTTGCCCCAAGTTTCAAGTACCGAAAGAGCCTTGCTTATATAATTTGCTCCTGGTAGACTGGGAAGGGGCTTCCCATCTAGATTCACCTGGTTTCGAGATATCTGCTCGGCTACCTGCCGGCCAAATCCTGGAGCAACTGGTGTAGTGGTAACGGTAACTGTCCCGGGAGGCAGAGTAAATAGTGTAGAGGGAAGTGTCTTGCCAGGAAGGAGAGGCGTCAACCCCGGCATTGGAACAGTAGTGGTAGTTGTTTTTGATGCTGGCGGAGGCGGCGGACCTGTAGGCAAATGAAGAAGAGTAGCGATCCAGTACCAGTTATCCTCGATCTTCCCGGCAAGTGTCGTAAGTGCTGTGAGAGAATTTATGATAAAAGTAATAATCTTAGTCAAGCCGATAAAGAAGTCACCAGCAGCCTTTGGGTTTTTGGCGATTGCGATTGCTAGGTTGCTTATTGCTGTGGCAATAGCATCCATGTCAGGACCTATTGTTGGCGTAATAGCATCAAGCATCTTCCCAAATGCTTTCGCCACCGTAACTATCGACTGCTGAACAGCAGGCGAAGCAAAAGATGCGACTATAGCATCAAGGAAATTTTGTAGTGGCCCTGAAATAATCTTCTCAGCAGTCTTGAATGTAGGCTCAAGATAAATAAGCAAGTTCGATAGCGTATGAAGAAAGTCCTTCAGGACAGGCACCATTGGCCCGCCAATTACGGTAAAGAAATCTTTGAATGTGTTGCTAAGTTCCTGCATCGGCTTGGTTAGCTTGCCGGACATAATTGCCCCAGCGATACCGAAGCCGGCCAGCCCCGTGCCGAGGACTCCAACGATTGCCATCCCAACAATCTGACCTATAAACGGAGCAGAGGCCACAAGAAGACCTATAAGGACGGGCATAATGGAACCGCTGATGCTAGATATTAGTCCAGCACCTCCCCCGCCGGAACTAACAACACCAGTAGAAGCACCGCCTCCACCACCACCAGCGCCACTAATTAGCTTGGCGATATCCCCGCCTCCACCGGCAAATCCCCTAAGCATGCTCTCTAGATCGCCGCCACCTCCAGCTAGTGTATCGCCAAGACTCTTCCCGACGCCCTTACTGAAGAACTCCATCGCCGTTGCGATGTCATGTTCTGTTTGCTTAGCACTCTTAAGGCCGAGTTGTTTGAACAGGTTAGTGGTATCCCCACCAGCGGAAGTATAATCCCGAAGGAACTGCTCAACACTACCTTTCCTGATAGCTGACTGCTTAATAATTTGACCTAGCGGTCCACCGGCACTTTCAGTCCCAAGCAGTTTGGAAAGTGCAGCGATATCATGTCGGCTAACTTCATCGACCACAGCCTTTATATCAGCAGTCCCGCCACGACTGAACAAACTTGATGCGCCTCGACCGGCCAGTCTGCCAAGCCAAGATAGGCCAGTAAACTTCCCGACAACAGATGTGATGACTTTAGTCCATTCAGCAACACTACTGCTGAACCTAGCAACACTAGTAGCAAATTTTTCAGTCGATGCCTTCGTATTTACGGCGTACCTGGAAAGTGTAGCATCCATTTTATCGGTAGCCGTTATCAGAGCATTAGCGAATCTGGTCCCGCCAGGAACAACGTCGATGCCGGAAACGTTCGCTATATTCCGCGCCGCGCCTAGTCCTGGCACCCATCCGATGTTACGACCAATGCCACGAACTATATCTCTAACTGTGCTCCTGACAGAAAACTGAGCAACGCTATTAGCGAATTTATCAATCGAGGTCTTTGTATTTGTAGCGTACTTGTAAAGTGTATCATCCAGTTTCTCAGTAGCGCGAATGAAACCATTAGCAACTTTCGTTCCACCAGGGATCAGATCGATTCCAGAAACATTCGCTATGTTCCGCGCTACACCTAGTCCTGACCTCCATCCGATACCGCTCACGATATTCCTGAATGAAACCTGATTAAAGACTTTGCCGATATCACGGAATGATCTTAGAATTTCCCCGGCCCTACTAGAATTGATCTTCTCAGAAGACGCAACATCCCTTGCCGCTAGCGCCGCATCAAGCATTTCCTTCCTATACCGATAGGCGGATTCCGTCAT